TGCGGTTAAAAAGCAGATAATCTTCCTAGAAGAGCGTATCAATGGCCTCTATATGGAAACCCATTCCATGCGCCATATGATTGAAGAGCTTTCTGGGGATTATGACGGAGCGGTTAGAATCCCCCATAGATGCCCGCTTTGTCATGGAAGCACCTTGGATGAAGATGGAGCATTCTGTCGTCCCTGTAATGGGCGCGGGATTGTCTGGGGATAGGTTTGTTTTAAAGGAGCAGTAGAAGTAAAACAGGGAAGTAATTTACTAATAGGGAGATAAGCATGACCGCACCATCAGTGAGCCAATTAACACTTAATTTTCCAGGACAGAACAACATTGTTCCTCGTCTTGGTCATCTATATGCACCAACCAACACTCTTTCAGAAATAGCTGCGGCTGGCTTCTTAGATTATTACCTAAGAACCAATCCAACAGGACTGCAGGCTACTGACTGTCTATTAACAGTTGGTTCCAATGGAACGCAATTCTATAAGCCAGTATTTACTAATGGCTCATGTCAACTAACCGTTTTACCATAAAAAGGAGGAGTAAAGATGTTGTTACAAGAAGCAATGGAAGCATTGAAAGCGGGTGAAGTATTGTGTCGTGAAGTATGGACTTTGGCAGATGGCTATCTGAAGCTTATGCCTGGGATGAGCCATGTATGGAAGATTATATTGGAACCATCGCCAAATGCTGGCAACTATATATTCTCTTTCGAAGATTTAAATGCGGCCGATTGGAAGAAGTTTGCAATGCCAGAAAAATGCATTGACGCAACAACTGCAGAAGCAGCTTAAACAATATAGTTAACAGGTAATATTAAGGCGACTTTGACATGGAATTGTTGAAGTCGCGAATTAAAGAATTATTGGATTAACCCAAAGGATGGGGTGCAAGCATGGAAATCATTGCCGAACAAATGTCAGTCGAAGACATAGATAGTATCAACGAAGAGCTGTCTGCCAAACTTGAAGAGGCTGGAATTGATGAGGCAGAAGTTTTAAAGAAGTGTCGTGAAGACTTGGTGCTTTGGGATGGATACTTCGGTGAAAACGTAGTGCGCGGCAAGGATGATATGAACTTTGTGCTACGTGACCAATGGTCTGCTGTTGAGCGATCTGAGTTTAGTAGATTATTTAAACCAGCCATGACTTTTAACAAGCTATATGACACTACGAAGAAGGTAGTAGGTGAGCAGCGCAAGAATAAGCCAGACCTTATGGTGCGTTCTCTAACAGGCAAATCCACCCAAAAACAAATAGATTTACGCGCCGATTTAGTGCGCACAATATCCTACCAATCACAAAATGATTTGGTATATCAAACTGCATTTAAGTCGGCTCTTATGATGGGCTATGGTGCCTTTGAGATATGTTTAGACTATGAAAGTCCACGCTCATTTAATCAAGTGATTAGATACGAATTAATACCAGATGCAACCAGAACGTCCTTTGACCCAACAGCCATGAAGCCGCACAAAGGGGATGGTAATTTCTGTGCTCGACAATATGTTTATACCAAAGAAGAATTCTATGCGACCTTTCCCCATGTAATGAATCCAGTATCTTACTCGGACCCGCGTTCTTTATTGGACTTTCAATGGGAAACAAGAGACACAATTGTAGTATGCAAGTACACCAGGAAAGAGTGGTTCCCCGTTAAGCTATATCTTCTATCCGATGGACAGAGTGTTACAGAAGATGAATGGGACGACATGCAAGATGACATCAAGATGCAGCAAGAACTAGCTGAATCATCGCAAGTTGTGGGAGATATGATACGCAAAATTATCCCAGAAATTGTGGGCGAGCGCATGAGCAAGGACTACAAAATTCGCCAATATATCCTAACCCAGAACCAAATTATTGAGTTCACAGATTGGCCCTCTAAATACTTGCCTTTGATATTTGTGGATGGAGATTCAAACTTTATCAATGGGCAACAATACACGCGCTCATTTATTCATGAGGCTAAAGATGCTCAGAAGTTTGTGAACTATGTAGGTTCTGAAATTGCCGCTGAAATTAAGAATCGTAGACGTGAGCAATGGCTTGGGACAGAAGATAACATCCTAGGAAATGAACAATCTTGGCGTAATCCAGAGCTACAAAACGGTATATTGATTGCTAAGCCCGATATAAAAACAAATCAAATGCCACAAAAAATGCCTGCATGGGAGCTTTCTCCTACTTTGTTGCAGCAGTTTCAGCGGGGCTCACAAGACATTAGAGAGATATTAGGATTCTCCGAAAATGAGGCTCTTCAAGGTCATGATATGTCTGGAAAGGCACGCCGTGAGCGTAAAATGGAAGGCTCAATGTCTGCATATGTATGGTTCGACAATTTGAATCAGGCACTAGAGCAGGGCGGAAGGGTGGTTTTAGATTTGCTTCCTGTAATTGCAGGGGAACATGAACGGCATATGATTGTTTCCAAGGCGGATGGCCGCACGGAATCGGTGGTCTTGAATAAAGTGGTTGGTCAAACTGATGATGGGGAGCCAATTCGAGATAATACTTTAGATGATAGTGATTACGATGTTGAGATTGATACAGGTCCAAGCTTTGCAGTACAAAAAGATATGGCACTCGAGTTCTTCCAGCAAACACTTCAGGCTAATCCGCAAGTTTTCCCATTAATTGCTGATTTATGGGCTAAGAATCTCGATGTGCAGTATATGCCGCAGATTGCTGAACGCTTTAAGACCCTGGTGCCTCCGCAAATCATTGCAGAAGAAGAAGGAAAGCAATTACCTCCGCAACCACCTTCGCCTCAAGAGCAAATGGCGCAGATGCAAATGCAGCAACAACAACAAGCTATGGCTATGAATGAGCAGAAAATGCATCTTGAAGAGCAGGCTTTAATAGAGCGTGCGGAAGAATTAAAGATTCGAAAAGAAAAGCATTTGCTCGATCAGGCCGAAATGATTCTAAAAGCACAGGAAATGAATTCAAAGATGGGACTAGAACATCAGAAATTACGAGTTGAGCATGGGAAGCTGCTGCTTGACGCGGATAAAACTGAGAAAGATTTCTCATCTAAGATAGCATCTTTGCTGTCTGAAATGCACCGGCATAATAATCCACATAACAAGGCAAACGCTTAAATCAAAAAGATAACCCATCAATACAGCATGGGTTATCACAGTTTCCCAATAACAACCTCCGATAAATTCATCGGACCGCTACATATAGCGTAACAATCCATATTTAAGCTCTTTATAATCCTACTTAGCGAGGGAAGGATTCCCTCTGGGTCTCAGGCCAACCGTATGGTCTAGGGCATCGGACGATGTCGAAATGGAGAAGAGAATTCATGGATGAAGATCAGGATGCACTTGCTGAACAATTAAGCGGTGATGATGAAGATGTTGTAGATGGCGGAATTGGCCCAGGCGATGCAGAGGAACAAGGAAATTCCGAAGCAGACCAAGGAATTGCAGATCAGGATGACCCCTACGGCGTAAAGAAGCGGTTGGGAATGCAAGCCAAGAAGCACCAGCGCGAAATGCGACAAATGCAAGAGCATATGATGCGAATGCAAGCGCAGCTCGGTGGTGACAGTGCCATGCCACAACAATCTCCATACAACTCCAATCCTTATCCGTCCCCAGGTCAGCCCAATCCTCCTGGAATGTCGGAAGAGGAGAAAATACAGAAAGCCGTACGCTTTGCTCTTGGCGCGAAGGAACACGAAGAGAGGCAAGCTAAGGAAGCCGAACAACAAGCTCATGTACATAAGCAGTACCAACGCTTACATGATGAGTTTGATAAGGCTTCTGATAAGTACGATGATTTTGACGACGTTGTGAGAGGGGATGATATTCCCTTTACTCCACATGTGCGAGATGCACTTTTACTCGTCGAAAATCCAGCTGAAGTAGCTTATAGGTTAGGCAAGAACAAATCTGAACTCGAACGAATTTCACGACTCCATCCCTTAGATCAGGCACGCGAAGTGAACAAGCTGTCATTTTCTTTGATGGGTGGCAATAACGGGAAGACATCTTCCAGTCCCACTAAGTCGAACCCTTTAGGTTCTGTCAAAGCAAATCCAGCTCATTCCTCAACTGCCGTTACGGACAAGACTCCGCCTTCTGTTATTAGAGCGCGGATGAAGGCAGGCACATGGAAGTGAGACAAGGGCTTTAAGGATAAGGCTCTAGGACCCTTGGACACAGCCAGGTGCCATTTAAAGGATTAAATGGAGACCTAGCTAATGGCTAACCAATTTATTACAACTGACCTAGTCAGTAATACAGCATTGGCAATGTTTGCCAACAATGCACCCTTCGTTATGACCGCTTCTCGTATTTACCAAGATGACTTCGTGTCTTCAGGGTATAAGATTGGCGATACCCTACAAGTACGCAGACAAAATCATTTCATAGTAGGTGATGGCTCTGTTGCAACTCCTCAATCAATCATTGAAACGGTTGAAAGTATTGTTGTAGCTCACCAATACCATGCTTTGATTGCTTACACTATCCAAGATTTATCCTTAAGAATCGAAGACTTCTCTCGTCTGTTTATTGCTCCTGCAATCCAGGAAGTAATTACTCAGATGGAAAAAGATATTGCATCAAGTGCTGAGCAAGAACTTAACTTCTTCACAGGTACTGCAGGCGTTGCAATTAACTCATTCACGACAGTTGATACTGCTGGTGCCAAGCTTCTTGAGCAAGGCGTAAACATCGCATCTGATGCTTACATGGCAATGACCGTACGTGATGGTTCTTCACTGAAGGGTGCACTGCTTAACAACTTCACTCCAGTATTCAATGAAGATATCGTTAGAAGCTCTGCTATTGGCCACTTGTCATATTTTGACATATTCCAGTCTCAGAATATCAAGCGCCATACAGCAGGTGCTGGCCCAAGATTACATTCTTCTGACCCTCTTCTAGTTAATGGTGCGGTTTCTTCTGGTTCAACCATTGTTATGGATGGCGCAACTATAAGCATAACTGACTACTTCGTAGTTGGGGACGTCATATCAATCTCTGGCGTTCAGTCTGTTAACCCTGTGGGTCGTGCCTCTACTGGTCAAGA